TTGACGGTAATATCAATATTTTATGCCAATCAAATGCTAATATTGATATTACCGTCAACTGTTAAATTTGCTTCACCAGTAATATAGATACAACCATTGCGATCAACGATAGTATACTTATCGCCAATGACATGATGAATCTCAGTGCCATTTGGGTCTATTTCGGTAAATGTACCTTTTCGATGATATATTGAAAGGCGTTCATGACCAGGAGTATCGTCCCATTCTTGTACATGTCCTGATTCTGTTTCAAGCACATGATTAAACGGATATCTCGCGGCATATGTCGAGGGCGGTTCATCATATGTCTCGTCACTTAAACCCTTTCGAATGTCAAGAACTCGATTAGTTTCTTTTACTTCAACGTTAGTACCACGTTTAATACCACGTGCAAGTCTATTTGTATCAGGCTCATTAATAAGAGGTTTTAATGGATACTTATTATTTGGATCTTTAAAGCCAATTGGCCCTTGTTCATATGAAGCATTAGCACCAGTATCACTTGTTGATGGACCTACCGCAGAACCCGCAATCTTTTCATTAGTATTTGTTGATCCAATGCTTTGCCCGTAAAAGTATTCGTAATACGCTTGACGAACTGCCGCACCATTACCGGTATCATTACCATTACCCTTCTTTGCGGCAAGAAACCAATCTGGATTTGCCGACGGTGATACCAATTTTGATGTTTTATCCTTAATCATTGTTGCAGTAACAACCGCACTTTGATTCAAATCTGTATTTAAAATACTTGGATTAGTTAATATATCTACGCCAGATAATTTAGCATATTTTGTATAATTGGCACGGCCGGTAATTTGATTAAAACCCCGTCCATAAAATTTACCACCATCACCAGTCTGTGTATTACCAAGTTGCCGGCCATTATTTTCAGGGGCATAAACAAAAGCAAAGAATTCTTCTCGAGTACCTTGCCATCGTGCATACTTTGTTGCAAGTTCGGGTTTACCTTTAAACGTTGATACAAATGTAGATTGTAATGCTTCCGCGGAATAACTATATCCTTCTTCGACTGGAATCCAATTACATTCTCCTCCCGCTAATGCCAAAACTGAACACTTTTGTTCTTTTGTAGTAAGACCTACTTTATCACATGCAGCAAGAAGTGCTTTAATACCAGCAGTAGCTTTTGCTTTATCACCCTTAAAGCTAGGTGGTGGTACAGTTGGAATAGGTGAATCATTTGAACTTAAAGATGGAGTTTGTTCAGTTATAGGATTTGGATCTGCTATTACTTCGGTAGTACCATCATTAGTAGTAACAACTTCTTGAGCAAAAACCGGTGAAACCCCAGCATCATTCTTAAGAATAATACCATCAGCAATTGAAGAATCTTGGGGAATTCCACCAATTGTACCAATCATGATTGGAATTTGTTGGTCTTCATCTTTAAAGATTACAATTACCCAAGTACCTTCAACTGGACCTACTGGACTAATACCAATACCTGAAATAGCTGCACTTGTGACAGGTTGCATTGGATAAGCCCATGGCAAATCCTCGGTTTTAATTTTTAATTTATCTTGTGTGTGCAGACCTACCACTCTGACTTGACAGCGTCCTAGTTTAAAAGGATCTTGGCGATTTTCAACTACACCTGTATAAAACATGATTTTACCGTGAATTTAAATCAAATAGATAAGAGTCTTTTGCACATTCCATTGTGCACTCATGACCTGATCTGTCGATATAATGATTAATTGCTGTAACTATGTATTTACCCGAAAATACTTTATCTTGGGCATCATCTTTCTTTTCAATTGGTTGTAACTTATTTAAGTCTAAACTTATAATTGTTCCAACTGTATAATCTGATCTGCCGGGTACTGTAATATTTACTGTTGTTGCGTTTGCTTGTCCAAGACGCGATAAACGCTTTTGAATAGTCTTAAAATTAGTAATATCGGTATACCCATTGTATGAACCATATGACCGTGTATTATTTACTATTACAGCATTTGGTAATGCAATATTTTTATTTGATACAATTGGAAAAGAGTTTAAATGTATTTGTTCGGTAAATTCTTGTTCCATTTTATAATCAATTGAAAGAAACCGCTTTGTAGTTAAATCATGCGAAATAATTTTTGAACCATATGTTCCAGCTAATAATCTTTGAGTATAATCATATACAGTTGGGATTTCAATATTACTGATTCTTTTATAATCTCTATCTAGATTAATAATTGTTGTGCCATCTGGACGATAATCACGACTATAACTATCATAAGTAAAATCTTGATAAACCGGTTGTTGATATAAAATATCAAGCGAAGCAAAATTTAAACCGCGGCGATTTTCAAAGAAAACATAATTTGATGCATTTGATTTTGATACTGCACGATCACACAAATAGTTAATTGATTTTACAGGTGACCAATAATTTGCAATAAACTTAGTTGCATTTGAAGTATCATCGATATTAATTGACTTAGTTGATTCAAGACCGTCAATCTTTTCAGTGCATAATTGTTTAACAATATCGCCAATATTGCCGGCATAAGCTTTACTATTTTTCTTATTCATATCAACAATTGCTTCTCTTGAAATAAAGTGCAATTGGTATACTTGAGTTCGTAAATTTACAATTGTTCTATTTGATACTTTGTAAATATAATATTGATCTTTGATGCTATTATCTTTTTCCATTGACGGAGTAAAGATAGAAATGTTTACATATTCTTCTCCAATGAATGGAAGAACACTAATGAAATCAAATGAATCATTTACGTTAATAATACCGGTTGTAAATGGTGAATAAAGATCTTCATATAGTTCTATGGCCATTACTTGATTAGTAATGTTTTGTGTAAGACCCGCAGATGTGACAATACTAACATCTTGAATTGCTACATCACCAACAAACCGAATACTATTTGATTCACTCATAACGAAGCAAAGTTCTGTAAAATAAGATTAATAGTAGCTTTTGAAATGATTTTAATTCGTCTTTTCTTTTCATTTTCACGTGTTTCATAATCATAATTTGAAACTGGTACTGCATTAGGATAATCAGAATTTACGACATAACCATTTGCCTCATAATGGTGTATGCTATATATTTTTGAATTGTCAAAACCATATTTAGATTTAATATATTGTTCTAAATCATAAGTTGATAATGGAAAATCATTAATATAATCATAGCGTTCATTGGCAAGCATAATAATCCAATGGTATTCTGGATTACCATAAAACTTTTCCGCAAGAATTTCTGGTGTTTCACCATCACGAATATCGTATTCATCATATAAAGTAATATTACTTAATACTTCTTTACGAAATCGAATATTCTTTGTAATATCAGTAAGTACAATTAGTTCTTCTGTACCATCGGAATTTGGTAAAGAATAATAGATTTTATTGAAGTTTTTAAAATACATCAGAACCCCTCACGAATGCGTTCTTTTGTTAGTTGTGCTAGTTCCTTAAACGATAATGTTACATTAATTTGTGTTGGAGCACCGCCTTCAAACGATGTAAATTGAGATTGTGGTGCATAATTTACCGACAGTTCAGTTAACACGCAAGAAGTATGGCGAGGTAAATTTAAATTTTCATCAACACCATTATAATGAACAATATCAAATTCAGAAGGATACAAATACAAGAAATTGTTTTCATCTTTAAACTCGGGATGCATATGGAGTTTAAATAGATAAATGATATTTTGAACGTTTTGAAGTTCAGATGGCGATTTTGGATAAAACTGATAATCAAATGTAAATGTTCGGAAATCTACACCTTTAAAAATTTGTTCTTTCTTTGGGTTTGCCGCAAGTCCAGTAATATTAGAAATTGCATTGCCACCAGGAACAGCTCCAAGTGCAATTGCAGCTGCAGCTGATTTTGCATTTTCAACTGCTTTATCACCACTTGGAGCAACATCGCCATTAGCAAAAGATTGAGTAGCTTTAATTAATGTGTCTGCTCCTAAAGAGGCCATTTGAAATAAATTAGTATCTTCACCTTGCCAATCCATATTATATTTAGCGGTAAAACTATTTGGAGTATTAAGAGCAATTGCTGCTCTAAGACGCTTTAATTGTCTAGAAAATGTACTAGTTTGTGTTGCAATTGCACCTACACCAAGTGCAGAACCACCCGCAGCTTTTCCAGCAACACTTCTAGCGCTTTTAAAGTCACCAGATAATAAACCGGTAATACCACCCGCGGCGACAGCACCTTGAATAGCCGAACCAGTTCCGGCTGTTGCTACGTCAATATTCTTACCAATTAATCTTGTCTTATCGGCATTAGTTACATCACCAACAATATCAGACGCCGCACCATACTTTTCATTTAATAATTTTGAAGCAGAATTAACGTTAATATAAAAAATTACATAGTTATTACCATATTCAGTATTACCTGTTCTATTATGCTTTGGAAAATTATTAGCCGAAAGTAAATCTTCGGGATACATTAAATTGTCTACTTTGTAATCATTATCTGCTGAAAACGATGCACGAGTACCTTTAATAGATTCAATATCAAGTAATTTCTCATTGATATTTAAATCACCATTTTGGTAATATTCCGCTTCAGTCTTATAATTACCAAGAGAATCAAAAGGCATAATTAACCTAATTATTGAAATAAATATTATTTATATAGACATTATAACGTGTTATGGCTACATTTCATAAAAGAAAATTTGTTCCAATCAATAAAGAAAAATACGAAGGCAATTGGGCAAATATTATTTCTAGGTCATCGTGGGAAACTAAATTCATGATTTGGTGTGATACTAATCCCGCCATTATTAAATGGCAATCCGAAGAACTTTGCATACCGTATTTGTGTGCTACTGATGGTAGACCACATCGGTACTTTCCAGATTTTAGAATTAAAGTTAAAGCTAAAGATGGATCAATTAAGGTGTATATTGTTGAGATTAAACCAGCAGGACAAACTCAACCACCAAAATATCCTGGTAAACAAACTAAAAGGTATATTACTGAATCAATGACATACCTAAAGAATAGATCTAAGTGGGAAGCAGCAGAAAATTACTGCAAAGCAAGAAATATGGAATTTATGATATTAACTGAACAGCATTTGTTTTAAGTTAATAAATAGAATTAAATATTTAGTAATTATTAATTAACTTGACAAACCCAGTAAGGTAATACTAACACTTTAAAGAATTAAAGTACAATTTTTATGGCAAATAACTTAATTGACGTATTTGAAAAAAACAAATATAACTTGCATGCAGCATCACGTAAATCAAGAGCATGGTTTGATCAGCAGGTTTTATTATTACGTCAGCAAAATATTCGTGCATCACGTATTATGAAAGGTGATGATTTAACTACTAATATTTTGCCAGGTAAGATGTATTGTTTCTTTTATGATGCAAAGCATAAAGATACGTTACCATATTGGGATCAGTTTCCGTTATTACTTCCATTTGATAAGTGGAATGGTGGTTTTATGGGTATTAATCTTCATTATTTACCATATCAACTTCGTGCACAATTACTTGATCGTTTAATGTATTTTGCTAATAATAAAGCAATGGATGAAACAACAAAATTGCGTTTTTCATGGGGCACAATTAAAGAAGTATCAAAGCTTTCTATGGCAAAATCATGTGTAAAGCAATATTTAACTGAACACTTAAGATCTCCATTTAAAGAAATTCCAGCAAATAATTGGGCAACTGCGATTATGCTACCAATTGAACAATTTGTTGGATCATCAAAACAAGCCGTTTGGCAAGATTCTATTAAGATTGGGCGATAATGGCTTCATTAAACGAATTCATTTCATCAATTAAATCTCATGGTGTAATGCCATTAAACAGATATGATGTAATTCTTGGTATACCATCTTCAATTATTGGATTTAAAGGTGATTTACAGACAATATTAATGCATTGTGAGCGTGTCACATTGCCAAACATGAATATTTCTTGCCAAAGAAATATAATTTATGGCGAAGCTCGAGAAATGCCGTATGATAGATTATTTGGTCCTGTTAATATGACATTTCTTGTTGATGGTTATATGGAATCAAAGAAGTTTTTTGATCAATGGATTCACTCTATTCAAGATCCCGGGACTCGTCAATTTAATTTCTATAAAAACTATATTACCGATATGGAAATTAAGGTTTACGATAAATCTGATACAGAACAATATAGTGTAAAACTTTATGAATGTTATCCAAAAGATATTGGTCAAATTCAACTTGATAATTCTTCAAAGGATGTCATGACATTTGATGTAACAATGAATTATCGATATTGGACTTACACATATCCTGATGAATCAATGTTTAATGATTCAAAAGCGCCAGCAGATAATCCATTCGATGATAACGTGAATAATCCAAATTATTCCGATACAGCACGTATCTTTCCACAAATATAATATGCCAAAAGTACAAGTAACTCCTGTTTATGAAGATTGGATGAATCGAAAATGGCGTCCATTTGCCGCATATACATATATGGTAACGTGTATTTTTGATTTTATTGTCGCACCAATTCTTTGGTCTATCGCTCAAGCAATTACAAATGGTGGTGCTATTGCTAGTCAATGGAACCCATTAACACTTCAAGGCGCCGGTCTTTATCATATTGCAATGGGTGCAGTTCTTGGTATTTCGGCTTGGACACGCGGTCAAGAGAAAATTGCGGCAATAACAACAAATATAACTACTCAACAAGAACTAGAAGAAGAACAAGTGAAATGAAGCTTGATAATACATTATCGGAACTTTTTGATGTTGAACCGGTAAAATCTGGTGAACTGATTACAAAGTCCGGAGAAGTAGTTGTACCACAAAAATCAAATCAAGAAGAAAAGATTGATTACGATTATGAAAAGACTCGTAATAATCTTCACGGTCTACTTCAGCAAGGTCAAGAAGCTTTAGCTCATGCTCTTGAAGTAGCTAAGTCCTCAGAGCATCCTCGTGCATTTGAAGTTGTTGGTGGTTTAATGAAACACATTTCCGACATCAATGCTCAACTAATGGATCTACATGACAAGAAACAAAAACTTGAAGTAAAAACAGGTTCATCTAAAAAAGAAGATTCATCGCCATCAGTAACAAATAATTCTATCTTTTTAGGATCTACCACTGAACTTTCGCAATTACTTAAAAAAATGAATATATCATAGGAGAATAATTATGGGATTACCTATTAATGCAGCACCAATTTATAATTTAACAGTACCATCAACGGGCAAACAATTAAAATTTAGACCATTTTTAATTAAAGATGAAAAGGCTTTATTAATCGCACAACAGTCTGAAGATCCTGTTGTTATGCTTGATTCATTAAAGCAAGTAATTAAGTCATGCACAATGGATGCAATTGATTTTAATGAACTTTCATCATTTGATTTAGAATACGTTTTTATTCAATTACGCGCAAAATCAGTTGGTGAAATTGTTGAATTATTTTTACATTGCGACACATGTACAGATGAAAAAGCAGTTAGTAAAGTAATGATCGATTTAACAAAGATTGAAGTAGAAAAATCATCAAACCATAATCCAAAGATTGATTTATATAATGATGTTGGTGTGATGATGAAGTACCCAACAATGGAAATTATTCAACGTTTAGAGTCTTTAGATAAATCAGATATTGATTCGGCATTTAATATTATTGTTGAATGTATTGATTATATCTTTACAAGTGCAGAAGTATTTCATGCTAAAGAACAAACAAAATCAGAACTATTAGAATTTTTAAATAATTTAACTTCTGATCAGTTTATGAAAATTCAAGAATTTTTTGATACAATGCCAAAGTTATCAAAGTCAATTGAATACAATTGTCCAGTTTGTGGTAAACACCATGAAAAGGTATTGGAGGGACTTAACAGTTTTTTCTAGTAGCTCTCTCACATGAGACACTC